AGATACGCCAATAATTTTATTAACACACCTTTCTGCTACTTCCTCTGGGGTTTGGCCCCTATTATCGGTTGTTTGTACTGTAACCGAAAAATTATTGCTCATCCCTAAAGCTTCTGTAAACATTATGTTCTAGCCTTTCTAATCTCACCCATTACATACTCATCCATAACTTCCTGTGCTTCCCCAAGATTCTTTAATCTACCTAAAGCTTCCATAAATCGGGTGCTATACATATTCATTACAGCCGGATCGCCTTTCATATATACATAACACTCCACTAATGACCCATAAAGCATGGCTAACTCCGCATTAGTGCTTAACCATGATTCTGTTGTATCTGAAGTAAAAGATGTTAGCGTCGTAGAAGCCCCAGAAGTACCCCCTGTAATTGTTTCTGTAGCAGTAAAAGCATTCAAAGGTACGATAACCGACATTGTTGTGCTAGAAGGTTTTGCAGTAATTTTAGCGGTGGAACCTGAAGTACCCCCTGTAACAGTCTCGCCAACCGTGAAAGAAGCACTACTGCTTACCGTAAACGTAATAGTGCTTTCGGATAGGCTTGCAGGTCTGTAAAAATAACTAAGATCTACGGTGAACCCACTATTGGGCGTAGGAGCTATTACAAAGTTATCTACATCAAATTGAGCGTAATACCGTGGAACCCCTGTGGTAGCAGGATTAGGCGTAAAAGTTTGTACAAACTCTTTTTCTTTAAATTGTAGGTAACTATAACTACTGCTATTAGTGATAGTCAAAGAATTTGGTGCTAAAAAATCACTAGGACAAGCTAGGTACTGATTACTAGAAGTCATAGTGCCTGATACGTTTTTCTCAAAAACATTTAATTGTACTGTCTTTAAAATCCTTTCTTCCGCTAATCTAATAAACAAATCTAAATTGTTCACAAAACTTGTTTCATTGTTTTCTGAATAATTCTTTATAGCGTCGCGTAATGTCGTTAATGTAAAACTCATGTAGTCACCGTTACTGTCCCTACGCTTGAAACGAGAGCCTCTGTAATTTTTATCTTAGAAGGTAATTCTGCAACACCGTATGTTGCAAAGTTACCATTTCCTAAACTAACTATACCATTTGTTGTCTTAACTTGAAAGGTTGTATTTGTATCAGGAGATTCAGGTCTAGCATCTTTTAAAGCCTGAGGATCAAAAACTTTTCGGGAAGGAGATAACTGCGGTTGTTTTGCTTCAAACTCATCAAAGCCTACAATCGCTCCATTCCATTCTTTGCGTAAATCCGAATACCGATACCTAAATCCAGAACGATCCGATATTCCATACGATCTTTTTCCACTAGCATATTTTGTCATTAAGTAGTCCTAAAATATTGATATTGAGGCACAACATTAAACGAAGCTCTATCTCTATCTTCCGTCATAGCTCTTTGAAACTCTTCCTCATAGGCTGCTTTTAATAACTGTATTCTCTCAGGAGCTCTTTTCATAGAAATATAATAAGCAAGACCCGCTGCTAAACAAGGATAAAACCTAAAAGGAACGTCCATCGTGTTTATTTGAGTATCTGCGTCACTAATTCGGGTTAAAGCATCGTAACGAATTACATCCGTGCTATTCTCTGGAATAGGCCATATTTTTAAATTAGGCGTTATTTGTCTATCTAAGAAAAATTGACTTGTTCGACCTTCGGTAGTTTTATTCGGTATAGAAATAAACGTATCCCTACTTACTCTCTCTACGGAAAAGTCCGTACTCCCGCGTCTAACAACTACCGACAAAATATCTATAACATCCGCACCTAAGTCGTATTCCCCATCCGATTGAACTAAATCAAGTGTTCTCTGTTTTATAGTCCATTGATTTAAACCACGATTTGCCCATTCAGCTAACATAAGATTAAGAGAACGTCGGGCAGTTTTAAGATCATAACCTGTACGAACCTCAAGACCGCAACGCTCAAAAGCTTCTTCTATATATTCTACTACATCTAATTCAAAATCTACACTATTTGAAATCGTCATCTCATTCCTCGCTATAAATATTATCAAATATTTTAGTCACATCTAACGTATAGTCTAAGTCAGATTTTGAGTAATGTATATGTTGAGAAGGTTTAAAATCTGGAGCCCCCTCACCCATTTCAAACCAAGCCGGGTGCGTAACTCTCACACGATTATTGGGCAACGCTACAATATTTCCCGTCCACACGGCTTCCGTATCATCCGCATCCAAAGCGCCTAATAACTGCATAACGTGAGCTTGTTTATGTTGAGCGGGATCATCCGCAACATCCGTGTCGGTGTAGTCTACCGTAAACATATACTTAGCCGGAAAAAATCTTCCATCAATTTTAGCCATCCAAGGGCAAGGCGTAGCTCTGTCCAAAACATAGACCGCGTGAGTATGTGAAGGACAGTCCCAAGGTTGAGCTTCATGTACTGCCATGGCCTCAGGCCATTCCTCAAAAGTTTCATCTGCAACCAACGCTGTTATGGGCATTCTAGCCCACATTGCCCCGCCATGAACATTTGGATCACCTTCTTCATCCGCTTCACATCCCGTAAAGATTACCTGAAAACTTAAACAACGATTAGGCATTGTAGTTACCGCAATAACCATAGCATGAAGAAACTCGCCATGATACCTTTCGTGATTAACTGTATACTCCCGACGAACCCAACACTTAAAATGCGGTATGTTGCTTTGTAAGAAAGGCATTTATTTATTTTTTCCTTACTGAACCGCCACGCTTCATTTTCATAACTCCGCCTTTAGCGTAACCTTTTTTCTTCATAGGGCCACCGGCACCTCTTTTAGCAACTCCACCTTTAGCGTAGCCTTTTTTCTTCATAGGGCCACCGGCACCTCTTTTAGCAACTCCACCTTTAGCGTAGCCTTTTTTCTTCATTTTTTTCACAATACTGATCCTTTTGTTTTTTTGCGTTTACTACTTAAAACTGCTCCACATCCTCTAGCCACTACTGTCCCACGAGGAGTTTTACCTCGAAAGGGTCTTTTCGCAGTTGTCTCAGAAGGATCCCCTCCTTTAGACATATACTTAACGGTAGCAGTTTTTGTATTTTTTACAACGGTTTTCCCCTTACTCCCTTCTTTCTTTTTTTTACGCGCAGTTGAGGCTCTTTCTTCTTTTGATAAGCTTTTGGCTTTAGCCATTGGAAGACACCTGTCAGGATTTTTTTTATCCTTTGAAGTACCGCATTTACCTTTGATTTCACCATCTGTACCAATCCTTACCCAATTTTGTTTGACCCATTTCTTTAACTCTCCCATTATCGACCCTTTCTTTTACCGCCTTTTGATTTTTTAGCGTAATTAGGGTCCTTACAATACTTAGAGGCAGCTAAATTAGCATAAGCTGAAGGGTAAGTGTCAAAAGTTCTTTTTGCCCAAGCTTTTCCTTCTGGACAAATTTTACTTCCTTTTGACTTCTTTGAAGCTGCCCCTCCTTTTCTAAAGTAACTTACACCTTTAGGTATTTTACTTCTTGAAATCAACATCTCCACCTCTTTCTAGCTTGACGTAATCTACTGTTTGGATCTTTAGCAGCCTTTGGAAATTTTTTCATCTGTCCGGCTGATCTAGCGCAAAAAGATTTTCTTCTACCTTTTTCTGCTTTAGTTAAGTTTTTTTTCTTAGTTACGGCTGTTTTTAGTTTGGAACCGGGATTTTTTCTACGGTAAGCTTTTACGCCTGCTTCCGTCATCCCCGCCCCTTTTTCAGTAGCACGAAAGTTCTTTTTGTTTCTTTTTGGCATAGTAGTTTTTTTTCTTGTAGAAGACATTTAACCCTCCTAAAAAACTTTTAAAACACTAGCCATACTTTTTTCGCATATACAAAATAATAGTGTAAGTGTCTGCACTAGAATGACCCACGGTGGTAAACATGATATCTCCCGTGACTCCAGAACCTGCATTATTAGTTAATCCGCCAAAGCTAGTGTAATCGTGATGCCCACTTTGATTTTCACCTAATTCAATACAAAAAGCATCTGTGGTAGCATCAAAAAGAACTTTTACCTTCATGCCAATACACTGCCACCACATTTTTTCTATGACAACACCCGTACAAGTAAGACCGCTTGCACTATTGCTTAAAGCACTTACATCTACTTTTTTGACGGCAGCTTCGCCTGAACCATCTGAAACATTTGTAAATTTCATTACAGCAGTTTGGGGACCATCTATTAAGGTCTGTGAAGTAACTGCATCTGCCATTAATTTCTCCTAATGTATAGGTGAGGTTTTACCCCCACCTAGTTAAATTATGCAATTTGCACATACTCAATTATGAAAGTAAAAGAACCTGCTGTCGTAGCATCTACAGTATTTGTGATGTTACAAAAAATTGTTCTTTCTGTGTCTGTATACTGAACAGAAGCCGGGGCTGTTGTGCCATCCTGTGTTTGAAGAACCAAAGCCGTCACAGTTACGTTGTGAACAACAACGGTTGTACCGCCATCAAGGATTTCATCAGTCTGAGCTGCAACAATTTGTGCGCCAGAAGAGGACGTACCAACTTCATAACCAATGTCTCCTGTTCCAATAACAGGGGAAACATCACAAAATATTTTAATGTCAGTGATGATTGTATTTGCTGGTTGTGTAAACTCTCCAATAGCAGGACTATCTCCCGCAGTTGTGTTAACAGTAACACCGGTAGCAAAACCAACGTGCTTTACATATTTGTTAGTAACAATACCTGTTGAAGCTGTATTTGCCACTGTTGTAATTGCGCCTGTTGTGGCGTTTTTAGAAACAACTTGAAAGCCGTTTTCTGAGCGTACTGGACCGCTAAATGTAGAATTACCCATA